GCGCTGTTCGATGGCTGGCGGCGGCGGTTATGCGGGTTTTTGGGGGTTCCGCCCGGCCCCGCGCTGGCGGATGCCGGCATCACCTTGATCGTGTGAGCTGATGGACGGGATCAAACTGGCGGACCGGCTGGCCTATGGCGCCGGATGCGCGGCGCGGCGCGTGGGGTTCTTGCATGACGCGTACCGGCCGGATGGGCCGGCGGCGCCGATTGACCTCGCAAACCGGTTCCTGCGGCTGTGCGTGGCGTTTGTGCTGCCGGGCGGCGGCGTGGCGGGGCCCAGCGGGTTTGGCGTGCCGTTCCGGCAGGCCTGGGCGGATTGGAGCTACCTGGTCGTGGGGGATTATCTGGCCGGGCCGGAGGGGACGGTGTTCGTGGCGGCGATCGAGCCGCCGAAGCCGATGCTGGTGGTGATGACGAATGCAGTCGTGAACCTGGCGCGGCCGGCGCCGCCGGTGCTGGCCGGGCTGAACCCGTATGGCGCGGTGCTGCCGACGACGCAGACGGTATTGCTGTCCGGCTTTCCGGCGAGCCTGCTGGCGGGCGGGGTGGATGACCGCACCCGCGCCGGACTGCCGGATGACACGAAACTGCCGGGCTTCACGGCGTTGCTGCCGGCGATTCCCTGCGTGCAGCCGCATGTCGCGGATATTTTGTCCAACGAGCGGGGCGAGCGGTTTGTGGTGACCGCGGTGGAGCAGGTGAACGGCGTGTGGCGGCTCTCTCTGGTCCAGGCGGTGAGTTGATGGCCGACCAAGCGGATGTCGAGACGGCGCTGGCCTCGCTGGTGGCGAATGCGCTGTACCCGAACGGCACCGCGGCGGCCGGGGCGGTGGCGAATTTATGCCGGGTATATCGCGGCTTTCCCACTTCACCCGCGCTGGATGCTGACCTGGCGGCCGGGGCGGTGAACGTATCGGTCGCGGCGGCGAACTCGCCCGTGAAGAACGTCACGCGCTATCCGCGTGTGTGGCGGACGGTGGCGCCGGTGCCGGCGACGCTGACGGTGACGGTGGCGGCGCAGACGGCGAGTTTTGCGGGTGCCTGCGCCGTGGGGCAGCTGGCCGGCGTAGCGGCGAATGGCGCGCTGTTCCCGTATGCCGTGCAGGCAAGCGACACGCCGGCGACGGTGGCGAGCAATCTGGCGGCGCTGCTGCGCGCGGCGGGTTGGCTAGTGGATTACGCAGGCAGCACGATCAGCGTGCCGGGCGCGTCCCTGTTCACGGCGCGGGTGGTGAACGGTGCCGGCGCATTGCAAGAGATCAAGCGGCAAGAGCAAGATTTCCGTATTTCGCTTTGGTGTCCCGATCCAGCGTCACGTGACGCGGTGGCGCCGGTGATCGACGAGGCGCTGGCGGCGCAAAAATTTATCGCGCTGGCGGACGGGTCTTATGGCCGGCTGATTTTCTCGGGTTCCGAGGCGCAGGACAACGCGGCGGATGCCACTTTGTACCGGCGCGACCTGACCTACAGCGTGGAGTATCCGACTACGCTGGCGCAGATCACGCCGGCGATGCTGTTCGGCACCACGAGCTTTTACGCCAACGCGGCGTTCGTCAAGAATTATCAAAGCTAGAGGCAAAATGATGACATTTCATTTGGTGGTGCTGCGGCCGTTCGGCGGTTTCAGGCGTGGCGACGTGGTGACCGAGAGTGCGGCGATCGCGAAGATTCTGGCGGGGCCGGAGAAAGCATTTGTGGTGCGCGTGAATGCGCGCGCCGAAACGAAAGGGGTCTGAGCCATGCCGGTTTTCGCCCAAGGGAATATCAATACGACCGCGCTGATCGTGCCCGATCTGTACGTGCAGATCGTGGCGCCGCAGACCTTGCTGCTGAATGGCGTGCCGACCAATACGCTGGGCGTGGTCGGCTCCGCGACATGGGGGCCGGTGGGCGAGCCGACGGTGATCGGCTCGATGAGCGACTACGCCGCCACCTTCGGCGCCGTGATGCCGCGCAAGTATGACATGGGCACGCAGGTGGCGACCGCGGTGCAGCAAGGCGCGTCCAATTTCATCTGCGTGCGGGCGACGGACGGCACGGATACGGCGGCGTCTCTGTCCGTGCTGGGCGCGATCAGCTTTACCGCGCTTTATACCGGGACGTTTGGCAACCAGCTGACGCTGACGTTCTCGGCCGGGTCGGCGGCCAATTCCTGGTGTTTGACGATCGCGCTGCCTGGGCTGAATCCGGAAGTGTTCAACAACATCACCGGCAGCGGGGCGGCATTCTGGGCGAACCTTGCCGCCGCCGTGAACACCGGCAACGGGCCGTTGCGTGGACCGTCCCAGCTGGTGGCGGCGACCACCTTGTCCACCACCGCGACACCGCTGGCGGGCGTGTATCCGTTCAGCGCCGGCACGCCGGGCAGCGATGGCGCGGCCGGGATGGACGCGGCACTGCTGGTGGGCGTGGATACGGTGCCGCGGCAGGGCATGTACGCGCTGCGGGGCCAGGGCTGCGCGATCGCGCTGCTGGCGGATGCGGACACCGCCAGCCAGTGGAGCGTGCAGGTGGAATTCGGCTTGTCCGAAAGCGTGTATATGATCCTGACCGGACCGGCCGGCGATAACATCACCAATGCGGTGAACACCAAGTCCGCCGCCGGGATCGACAGCTACGCGGCGAAGCTGATGTTCGGCGACTGGATCTACTGGTATGACCAGGCGAATGCGTTGACACGGCTGGTCTCGCCGCAAGGGTTCGTCGCCGGGCGGCTCGCGAATTTGTCGCCGGAGCAATCCTCTCTGAACAAGCCGCTTTACGGCGTGGTGGGAACGCAGAAAACCGGGCAGCCGGGGGCGGGGACGGCGACGACCTATGCGACCGCGGATCTGTCCGCGTTGATTGCCGCGGGCATCGACGTGATTGCCAATCCGCAGCCGGGCGGCGCGTTCTGGGGTGTGCGCGCGGGGCATAACACGTCCTCCAACGCCGCGATCAACGGCGATAATTACACCCGGTTGACCAACTATATCGCCGCCACGCTGTCGACCGGCATGGGGCTATACGTGGGGCAGCTGGTCAACGCCACATTGTTCCAGAACATCCGGGCGACGCTGCTCGCGTTCCTGAACGGGTTGCTCGGCCAGGGGTTGCTGGGCAGCACCGACGGGTCAGTCCCGTTCGCGGTGGTGTGCGACATCACGAACAACCCGGCTTCGCGGACGAGCCTTGGCTACGTGCAGGCGGATGTGCAGGTGCGGTACCAGGCGATCAACGAGAAATTCATCGTCAATGTGCAAGGCGGCCAGACCGTTACGGTCAGCGTGCAGTCGGTCACGGCCAGCTAAGGAGGATTGAGCCATGCCTTACAATACGTTTTCCATCGGCAGTGATTGCCAACTGGTGGTGATGGGGCCGTTCGGCCGGGTGGATCTGGCGCATGTGACGGGGTTTGAGGCGAACCAGGTGACGTTGCCGATCCGCGTGGACCGGCTGGACGGTGTGCAATTGGGCGCGGAGCTGCCGAAAGGCTGGTCCGGTATGTTTACGCTGGACCGCGGGTCGCCGGCGGCGGATGATTTCATCGCCGCGATCGAGCAGGCCTATCTGGCCGGACAGTCAATCCCCGCCGGCACGCTATATCAATACGTCAACGAACCGGATGGGTCGACCTCGACCTATCAGTTCAGCGGGGTGGTGTTCAAGCTGACCTCCGCGGGGGCGTATCGCGGTGACGCGCCGGTCGCGCAGAAATTATCGTTCTATGCCTCCAGCCGGGTGAGTTTGTGATGGAACAGGTGATCACCGATAAAGCCGGGCGGCGGCTGACGCTGCGCAAGGTGGGCGTGCTGGAGACGTTGCGGCTGTATAAGGCGCTGGGACCAGAACTGTCATTGAACGGCCCGTATCTGTCCGCCGCGAGAATTGCCGCGGCTGTCGAAATGATAGATGACGTGCCAGTCCCTTTTCCGGCGAGCGAAGCCGCGGTAGAATCATTGTTGGATCGGCTTGGTGAAGATGGCGTCATGCTTGTCGGTACGGCAATTCGGCGGCCGGCGACGGCCGCGGTGGTTGCTGAAGCGGGAAACTAGCCCGGCACGCCGCGCTGGCTGACTGTCTTTACCTGGTCAAGAGCGGCGTGCCCTACAACGTTGCGTTTGAGCTGGATGATGCAAGCCGGACGGCCTATATCGTCATTCTTGGCAGTCTAGACGGACTTCAGTTTGACTGGAAACGATTGCGCTGGAGAGATGAGTTGTAAAGAAATAGAACGTAATCCCGGTAAGACGTAATGCCGATTTTTACCAGCTATTCAATGGGGTGTTAGCAATCAACATTCGGAAGACAATTTGGATACAAGAATTTCTATACGGTTGAATTTGATGATGAATTTGGTGAAGGATTTACGCTAAAGTATGGCCCGCCGCCGCCTAATCCCAAAAATCCCTTTCCCCCCATCTTCTGATTAGTTTCGAGGTGCCGAAAATGAACGATGGAACAGAGCAGACGGGTCTTGTGAAGTCCTTGGAGGTCAACGGAGAGAAAGTACCCGACTCGCAAGAAAAGGGATCGGAAAGGAAGCAACTTTATCTCCGGCTTGCACCCAACGGCAGGATTGATGAGGGAAGCAGGTCTGAAAACAGCGGAAACTATCTGATCGTACCCGCTGATTACAATGTTTCAGATGCCATTGCTGAGGCGGACAAGGTCAATCGGGACATGCGCGATGCCTCATCCGTGGAGTCGCCCTTGGGTGGACTCACCGAAGGTCTGAGAGAGATGACGCATGATTTTAGGCCCGGCGGTTCGCAAGACCTCCAACGCGGCAGGGCTTGGGGCGTTCCGGATGGTGAGGTCGATCCCGTAGTAAAGGATTCGGCTTCCTGGAACTTTGGCGTCACGACTCAACTTACCCGCATCCCGGATTTTATGGCGGAAATTGGCGCCGGCGGCCTGAACATTGATGAATACGTGCGTGACCAGATCAGGGTTCTGAGAAAGGGAGGTAAGGCAAACCACAAATTGCCAAGCTGGTGGTTCGGGATGGATGGCGCCGATGCACTGAAGTTTGAAGCCGGAGTTCGGGCTGCGAAGATGCCCGAGTTTCATCAAGTCATTATGCAGAATTCGGAGAAAAGCATCGGACAGATTGCACCGGTTCCCGCGCCAAAATCGCACAAGAAAGCAGCCCCTCATGGCAGCGCACAAGCGGAGGACGATAATGTCCACAAGGCGATCATGACGGCGCTAGCGGACCTCTCGTTACAGAAATTGGCGTCTGAAAATTCTGAGTATGGCGGTCTGACCCACCTTGCCTCCTTCCACTCGTATTTCGTGGCAAAGTCTTCCGGCCTTCCCACGGATGGCAACGATACCGTGCCGCGTTCGGCGGTGCTTACGGGCCGTTCGTCGCCCAATTCCTTTGGCGCTACTTCTGATTCAGAAGGCTTCGACGCGTTCATCCGACGCCAACCAGCAGAGTTCTATTCTGATCCGATCTTGCTGGGTAGGGATAATTCAACCAGTCCCGAGCGACGCTTGTCTGGAACAGGTTTTGATGATGTGCTCCCGACAATTGCACCAATACGAAAGAGTTCGTGGTCCACGGATACTCCCTTTGATCGCGTTGGCCATCAAACGAATACGATCCCCAATCCGTCCCGCGGCGGGCATATGCGGGATGACAATCTTGTAAAGAGGTCACCCGCGGCTGGTCTAGGTGCGCCGCACGAGACGTCCGGCGCGAACGATTTCGGTCAAATAACGAAGGTGATTGATAAAACATCACTGGCACAGGCAATGGCCGAGATTTTTGACCAAGAGGCGCGGTTGCCCCCGTCCGGTGCCACGGGATTCGACCCGCGGCTGACGCCAGCTTGGGCCGGGCAGACGTTGATGGGATAAACATGCCCGCGTTTCATCGCGAATTTTGATGCTGGGAACGGCATGAGGCAAATGATGAGCAATGTGGTTGTCACCCTGGGCGGCGTGTCGTTCCAGGATTTTGAGGTGCCGGAGAAAATCTCCTTCGGTGGCACGCAGCGCCTGGCGGTGCAGGAACTGATCGGCGGTGGCCGTGTTGTGGATGCGCTGGGCGAGGATGACGGCGAGATCGCCTTTGCCGGCATTTTCGCGGGCGGCGACGCGGCGCAGCGGGCACAGACCTTGGATACGGCGCGCGCCGCCGGGGCGGTGCTTGCGTTATTCTGGGACCAATATTTTTACAACGTGGTGATCGCGGAATTCGCGGCCGACTATCGCAAGCCGTGGTGGATTCCATTTGCGCTGCGCTGCGTGGTGGCGAGCGATCCGCTGCTGGATGCTGGCACGGACACGCCGGCGTCGTATCTGGTCAGCAATGACCTCGCCGTGGTCACCTCGCTGCTGGGCCAGGCGGGAATTTCCTTGGTGGGATTGAGCCATCCGACGCAAGCCGGGCTGGCGGCGGCGCAAAGCGTGATCACGTCGGGCATCGCCAGTACCGGCGCGGCCTTGAACACGCAGGCCGGTGCGCTGAGCAGCGCCACGGACGCCGCCAGCGGGATCGCGGCGATGAATCAGCTGACCGCCGCGTCCGGCGCGCTGGCGGCTTTGTCTGGGATGAGCGGCTATGTCGGCCGCGCGACGAGCAATCTGGCAAGCGAATTGGTATGAGCGTGCAGGTGGTGACGGTCGCCGGCGGCAATCTGTTTGCCCTGGCAGCGAAATATCTGAATGACGCGACGCAGTGGATCCGGATCGCGCAGGCCAATAATCTGCGCGATCCGGTGCTGGCTGGTGTCGTGACATTGACCATTCCGGCGGTGAACGCGGCGGCGGGGGGCGGCATTGCAAGTTAACCAGCCGCTGGCGCGGATCGTCGTGGATGGCCTGCCGGTGCCCGGTGTGATCGGGCTGGAAGTTGCCAGCCTTGGCTACTTCTCCGCGGATCGTTTCAGGGTGGCGTTCGCGCTCGGCGCCGGCGCGGCGCCGCAAGCCGGTTTCTTCGCGGCGCTTGGGCTGCAGACCATCACGATCGACGTCGCGACTGGCGGCGCGGGCCTTGTTAATTTGCTGGTTGGGCAGATCGACAATATCAGGGTCGATCTGTTGGCAAATGTCGCGACCTTGAGCGGGCGGGATCTCTCCGCGCGGCTGATCGATACCGAAATTTCGGAGACCTTCGCGAACCAGACATCGAGCCAGATCGCCTTGACGATCGCGGCGCGGCATGGGTTGACGCCGAATGTGACGCCGACGCCGACGCCGGTTGGGCAGTATTATGAGCTGGACCATGCGCGCAGCGGCCTAGGCGTGAATGCGCGCGCGACAACCGAATGGAATTTGCTGACCTGGCTCGCGATGGAGGAAAATTTCTCGTTGTCGGTGACCGGGGACGTGTTGAATTTCGGACCGCCGGCCGGGTCGGTTCCAATGTCCTGCACGCCGCAAAATTTCATTTCGCTAACGCTGGATAGCGCGACCACGATCCCGACCGCCGCGACCGTCACCTCCTGGAACACGCGAAGCAAGACCGTCAACACAAAGACGGCGGGCGCGTCCGGCGGTATCGGCACCAGGATCATCCGTCCGAATCTCAGCGCCGCGCAGGCCGGCACGTTTGCCGCCAACCACCTGGCCACGTTGGCGCGGCATGCCACGATCTTGTTGGGCAAGATGCCGGGGGATCTGGTGACGTTTCCAGCCGCGCAAATCCTGCTCTCCGGCACGGAGTCGGGGTTTGACCAGGCCTATGAGGTCGAGGCGGTCACGCGGTCGCTGGATGCGCGCCGCGGCTTTATCCAGACGATTCGCGCCTACGCGCTGGCCGCCTGAAGGATTTGGCCATGGATCGGTTCTGGAATGCGGTGAAGGGCCGCGCCGGCGGGCTGGACGGCATGGCCGGTGTCGCGCGGTTCGGGCTGGTGTCGAGCTTCGACCCCAATGCCTATGCGGCACGCGTGTTGATCCAGCCGGAAAACGTGTTGAGCGGCTGGTTGCCCGTCACCGCGGCCTGGGTTGGTTCCGGCTGGGGTTTGGCGGCGCCGTTGGCGCCGGGCGACCAGGTGCTGGTGATCGCGCAAGAGGGCGATTCGGAGCAGGGCGTGATCATCGGCTGCGTCTGGTCGGCGGTGGACAAGCCGATGAACACGCCGGCCGGCGAGTTATGGTTGCAGCACCAGACCGGGAGTTTTTTGAAATTGCGCAATGACGGCAGCATCGATCTGAACGCGCCGACCGTGAACATCACGGGGAATTTGGTGGTGAGCGGCGACATCTCGGATCAGAACGGCGCGCACGGCACCCTGGCGGCGTTGCGCAACGCCCATGACACGCATGAGCATCCGTCGCCGCAGGGCGGCGAGACCGGTCTGCCGACGGTGACGGTGTGATGGGTGATCTGGCCTTGCAGTTCGGCGGCGATCTCGCCGTGTCGCCGACCGGCGATCTTGCGCTTGTCGATGGCGCGGCATTGACCGAGCAGCGGGTGCTGCGCCGGCTGTTGACCAATGCCGGGGATTATATCTGGCAACTGAATTATGGCGCCGGGTTGGGGCAATTCGTCGGCCAGCCTGGCGGGGTTGCCGCGATCACCGGTGTGGCGCGGGCGCAGCTGCGGCTGGAAGCCGCCGTGGCGGCGACGCCGGCGCCGATGGTGAGCGCCGCCGCGGCCAATGACACGACCGTCACGCTGTCCGTGCAATACGCCGACGCGGCGACCGGCCAGACCAACCTGCTGTCATTTTCCGTATAGGGTTTCATGCAGTTATCGTTGCAGAATTTCTCCACGCTCGTGGAGACGATGGCGGCCGCCGTGCAGGGCGCGGCGCAAAGCCTGCTGGACCTGACCGTCGGCTCGGTGCTGCGGGCGATCCTGGAGGCCAACGCCTCTTTGGCCTTGTGGCTGCAATGGCTGATCGTCCAGGTGCTGGCGACGACGCGGCTCGCCACCAGCAGCGGCGCGGATTGCGATACGTTCGGCGCGGATTTCGGGTTCTATCGTCTGCCCGCGGTGGCGGCGACGGGCCTGGTGACCTTCTCCCGCTTCACGCCGAGTGCCGCGGCGTTCATTCCCGTCGGTACGGATGTCTCGACCGCCGATAACACCCAGAGCTTTACCGTGATCGCCGACCCGACCAATGCGGCCTTCGATGCGGCCACGGATGGCTACAACCTGGCGGCGGGTGTGGCCAGCCTGACCGTCGCGGTCGCGGCGAACACGGCCGGCAGCGCGGGTAATGTCCAGGCCGGCGCGATCGGGCTGTTGAGTTCCGCGGTTGCCGGCGTGGATACCGTGACCAACGCGCTGGCGCTGGCCGGCGGGCTGGATGCGGAATCCGACACCGCGTTTCGTGCCCGCTTCGGCAATTATCTGTCCAGCCTGTCGCGGGCGACCAATCTTGCGATCGGCGCGGCGATCGCGGGCATTCAGCAAGGCCTGACCTACGCGATCGAGGAAAATGTCGACCAGACCGGCGCCGTGCAGATGGGCCATTTCGTGGTCACCGTGGATGACGGGACGGGTTATCCGCCGGCCAGCCTGCTTGCCACCGTGCAGGCGACGGTGAACGCCATTCGGCCGGTCGGTTCCAGCTTCGCCGTGCAGGGTCCGCAAGCGACCATTGCCAATGTATCGATGACACTGACGACGCAGTCCGACGCGTCGCACCAGGCGGCGGTGGCGGCGGTGGCGACCGCGCTGTCGGACTACATCGCCGGGCTCGGCGTCGGCGCCACGCTGAATTATACGCGCCTGGCGCAACTGGCTTATGATGCGTCCGGGTCCGTCACCAATGTCTCCGCGGTGCTGTTGAATGGCGGCACCGCTGATCTGGTACCGTCGGCATCCGGCGCGGTGGTCGCCGGCACGATCGCGGTGGCCTGAGCCGTGACCGGCGATACCAACGACATGCTGAGCCGGCTGAAGCTGGTGCTGCCGGCGCGCTGGTTTGCCGAGGCGACGCCGATTCTGGATGCCGTGCTGACCGGCCTGGCGACGGCCTGGAGCGCGCTCTACGGGCTGCTGACGGTGGTGGCGGCGCAGACGCGCGTCGCCACCGCAAGCGGGATATTTCTGGACATCGCCGCGGTCGATTATTTCGGCAATGCGTTGCCGCGTCGCGCCGGCGAGGCGGATGGCGCGTTCAGCGCCCGGATCCGCGCCAACCTGCTGATGCCGCGGGCGACCCGCGCCGGCCTGATCCAGGCCCTGACCACGCTGACAGGAAGGGCGCCGTCGGTGTTCGAACCGCTGAACGCGACGGACACCGGCGGCTACAACACCGCCACGCTCGGCTATAACACCGTCGGCGGCTACGGGTCGCCAAACCTGCCGTTCGCCTTTTTCGTCACCGCCTATCGCCCGAACGCGACGCCGGTCAGCAACGCCGGCGGCTATAATTTCGGCCCCGGCGGCTTCAACACGGCGCCGATGTATTTCGCGAATGTCGATGATTTTCCGGGCGTCGTCAGCGATGCCGACATCTACGCCGCCACCGCCGCGGTGCTGCCGACCGCCACCATCGCCTGGACAAAAATTTCCAACTGAGGATCAGCCATGGATCGCAACATTGTCTATCCCGGGAGCATCCCGCTGGATACGGATATACTTGGCCTGAATCGCAACGCGATGGTCGGGATCGCGGCGCTGACCAGCGCCGTTCTGGGTGCCACCACGGTGGTGGATGGGCTCACTTGCACGCCGTCCTCGCCTGGTTCGCTGACCGTGAATGTGGCCCCTGGCAGCATTACGCTGCTCACTCAGCTGGATGCCACCGCTTATGGGTCGCTGGCGGCCGATGCCATCGACCAGATCGTGAAGACCGGCATCAATCTGGAGACGACCAGCTTTACGCTGGCCGCGCCCACGGCGTCTGGCCAGTCCGTGAACTATCTGATCGAGGCAGCGTTTTCCGAGACCGATACCGATCCGGTGGTGCTGCCCTATGTCAACGCCGCCAATCCGGCGCAGCCCTATTCAGGACCCAACAATTCCGGCACGGCGCAGAACACGCGGCGCATTCAGCGCGTGCAGCTACAGCTGAAGCCGGGCGCCGCCGCCGTGGCCGGGACGCAGACCACGCCGGCCGTGGATTCCGGCTGGGTCGGGCTGTACGTGATTACCGTGAATTACGGCCAGAGCGTGATCACCGCCGCCGACATCGTGGTGGCGGCCGGCGCGCCGTTCCTCACCTACAAGCTGCCCAGCTTGCGGCCGGGCTATGCCACCATGCAGGTATTCAACACTTCCGGCACCTTCGTCGTGCCGAACGGCGTGACTTCCGTGCATGTCACGGCGATCGGCGGCGGCGGTGCCGCCGGCTATCACAGCAGCATGCCAGGCGCCGGTGGCGGCGCTGGCGGCAGAGCATCCGGGATCGTCGGCGGGCTCGTCGCGGGCCAGGCGATCGCCGTCACGGTCGGGGCGGGTGGTCCGGCGCCGGCCGCGCCGGCGAACGGCAATGCCGGCGGTTCGTCGAGCTTCGGGACCTATCTGTCCGCCACCGGCGGCGGTGGTGGCCAGGGCGGCACCACCGTGCAATTCGCGATGGCCGGCGGGACCGGCGGCGCGGGTGTCGGCGGTCAGGTCAATATCGGCGGATCGATGGGCTCGGATTCCATCGTGGTGGCCTGCCGCGGGGGCGATGGCGGCGGCCCCGGCAACGGCCGGGCGGCGAGCGGCCCGCTCAGCGGGCTTTCCGCCACCGGCTATGGTGGCGGCGGTGGTGGTGGCGGCACCACCACCACCGGAACGCTGGCCGGCTATCCGGGCGGCGCGGGTGCTGCCGGCCTCGTCATCGTCGAATATTGAGGAGTGCGGAATGAGCACACAAGCCAGCCATATCTGGCTGCCGTCCAACGCGCGCTACGTGCAGATTGACGGGTTCATCGCCACGCCGCGCGGTCCGCAGATCCCGCCGGCGCTGCCTTTGCAGTGGCCGACCAAGGACCCCAACGACACGCTGGATTATGTGTTCGATATCGCGCCGGCGCTGACCGCCAATCCCGGCGATACGATCAGCACGCTGGACGTGACGATCAGTCCCGACAACCCCGGCGATCTGACGCTGGCTTCGGCCACCGCCGATGGCCCCCGCGCCGTGCTGTGGCTGACCGGCGGCCAGGCGGCGACGACCTATACCGTGACCGTCACGATCAGCACGACGGGCGGACGCACGCTGGCGCGCAGCATCGCGCTGCCGGTGGTGGCGCTGGCGACCGTGCCGGCGCCAACCGACGCACTGACCACGCCCGCGGGCCAGGCGCTGACCGCGCCGACCGGCACGCCGCTGACCACCAATTAAGGTTTCCCTGATGCCGACAATCGGACAATTGCCACCCGCGAGCTCGGTGGCGGATACCGACGAGCTGCCGATCTTTCAG